TAACGAGCTACATAATCTTGTTACTAAAGAGTTCCTTGCCCGCATTAAGTCGGGCGAGGCTTCTACACAAGACCTAAAAGCAGCTTGTGACTGGCTAAAGACTAATGATATCAGTGGTGTCGCCTTTGAAGGTAGCCCACTAGATAAATTGGCAACTATTATGCCAACTGTTGACCCTGAACTCGTCCAACGGAAACTTTATGGCCCGAAAGTCTAATCATAGCGGTCCTAAATACGCTAACGGTAACTATAAATCATACCAAAAAAAGTATGATGCTAGTTCACTACAGATCAAAAAACGTACAAAACTAAACCAAGAAAATCGTAAACGGGGTACTTATGGTAATGGTGACGGTAAAGATGTTTCCCATAAAAAGGATGGTTCAACATTCCTTGAAAAAGCATCTAAAAACCGAGCACGAAAAGGCCGAGCATGACCCCATTACTTCCTTCACCTGATCACTACCTTTATAACTTAATAGCCATGACCTCACCAGAAGCTAAGCGCCTGTGGAGGCGCTCTATTAAGGAACATTTTGACTGCACTTGTGTTTATTGTGGTAAAACTTATGACTTATCTAATCTCACTTTGGACCATGTCCGCCCTCGCTGTCGTGGCGGCTCAGACATTAAGAATGTCGTACCAGCCTGCCTTATGTGTAATCAGAACAAAGGAAGTAACAACTGGCTCACTTTTATGAGACAAACATTTGGAGTTAATAGACTCCGTGAAAAACTAATTATGGAGTATATTACTTAAATGGATAGAGAAACAAAGCGAGCGTATCAACTTGTTCAGCTTAGAATTATAGAACACTTAGATCGTTTAGAAGCAGCTCAAAAAGCAAAAGTAAAATTATCCAGTAGCGATGTAAATAGTATAAAAAAATGGCGGCGATTTGGAGCTGCTTTTGCATGGGATCCTTCAGTATTTAGAGAAGTTCTTGAAGAACCTTTTATGTCCGACAAATTGTTAATTAGGACACTTAGGAATGGTGAAGAAAATTTAATGAAACGTTGGGGGTACATTAAAGGCATCCCTTTACATCATATTATTGCTGATCGTACTGGTGGTGATCTTGGAATTAGAACCCCAATTGATATTTGGGAAGATACAAAAAAACGTATTTTTGATTTAACAGGGGCAACACCGGGCGATGGTACTGCTAATTTAAACGCAGCTGGAGCTTTTGATGAACTATGGCATCAAGGTCGATTAGGAGCTAAAGGGACTGTTTTTGCGGAGGCGGGTCTTATACGTCCTGAGGATTTTCCTTACCTTCATAGAGCTGGTCAAAATTTAGCTGAAAAACTAGGCAAAGATCCTAAAATAGTTCAAGCAACAGCTAAAGAGCAAGCTGAACTTTTGCTTCCTTCTATTCAACAACAACAAGAAAGGTATCAACAAGTTTTAGATTCCGCTCAATACAAAAATCAACTTAAAGCTTTTAGTTTATTCCCGGAATTTCAAAATTTAGCTGGAGCCAGTCTTCCAGAAATTCAAGAAATTGAAAGGTCAACAAGAAAGACACCAATACCAAGTATTTATGCTAGAGCTGGTTCTTTAATATATGACCCTGTTCAAGCATTAACTGAGTTTTTGTCTTCTGCTGAAGGACAAAATTGGTACGCTAAAACTACGGCAGAACGTTTGTCTAAAGGCTTAGCTCCATTAAATCCGTTTGAAACTATTCAAAAGATAGAATTAGGCTCAGGTTTTGGAACACAAGCATATGAACAATTACAGGATTTTGTTAAGAAAAATGCTGCAGGGGAAACAATTGGCAGCTTATATTCTATTATGTTGGATCCTGAAATGAAAAAAGCAGTAGAAACAGGAGACATTAACAAAATTACGTCTACTTTGACACGTGATGTTGTTTTAGGTGGTATTGGTCAAGAAGTTTCTAGAAATCTTATGAAACTTTTACCTCAAAAAGCGGTTACAGCTATTGGTTCAGCCGCGCCGGCATTACAAGCTGCTGCGCCAATTGCAGCTGTGTCTCAAATTAAAGGTTCCACTGATCCTTTTGTTGAGCAACAACGTAATATAAGAGAATTAGAATCGGGTGATCCGTTTTATCAAAAAGCAGCTCAACGTGTTCCCCAAAAATTTGGCAAACAAGGCCCTGGTGTTGATCGGCAAGGTACCCCAATTGTAGAGCCTGAACCTATGTTTAAAATTGAAGATCCCTTGAACGAACTTGAATACGTTGGTAAACAAATCCTTGGTGGTCTTAAAACTGTAGGTGGTGCAATATTGTTTGGCTTTTAACTTATGAACACCCTAGAACTACTTAAAGACGATTTCAAGCTGTTCCTGCAGGCTCTGTGGGCGCAGCTTGATCTGCCTAATCCAACCCGTGCACAATATGCAATTGCTGATTACTTACAACACGGTCCCAAACGTTTACAAATCCAAGCCTTCCGAGGTGTTGGCAAATCCTGGATTACTGGTGCTTTTGTGCTTTGGACTTTGTTTAACGATGCTGAGAAAAAAATAATGATTATCTCTGCCTCTAAAGAACGGGCAGATAACATGTCAATCTTTCTACAAAAATTAATCATTGAAACACCTTGGCTGGTTCACATGCGCCCTAAATCAGATGACTCTCGTTGGTCTAGGGTATCGTTTGATATTAATTGTTCCCCTCACCAAGCACCTTCTGTTAAATCAGTGGGTATTACAGGTCAGCTTACCGGTAGTCGTGCAGATCTTATGATCCTTGATGACATTGAAGTTCCTGGTAACTCAATGACTGAATTGATGCGGGAAAAACTACTTCAACTCTGTACAGAGGCTGAATCTATCCTTACTCCAAAGAATGATAGCCGTATTATGTATTTGGGTACACCACAGACTACCTTTACAGTGTACAAACGGCTAGCTGAGAGGGCCTACAAGCCCTTTGTTTGGCCTGCTAGGTACCCAAGGAAGGCTTCTAATTACGAGGGCCTTCTAGCGCCTCAGCTGGTCGAAGACATCGACAATGGTGCAGAGAAATGGGATCCAACAGATGATCGTTTTGATAATGAAGATCTAATTGAACGTGAAGCTTCAATGGGTCGTAGCAACTTTATGTTGCAGTTCATGTTAGACACAAGTTTATCCGATGCTGACAAATTCCCGCTTAAATGTTCTGATCTGGTTGTTACCAGTGTTAACCCTAAGTCTGCTCCCGAAGGAGTCGTTTGGTGCTCCGATCCCAAAAACGTTATCAAAGAACTCCCCATTGTTGGGCTCCCTGGAGACTATTTCTACTCTCCTATGCAGCTCCAAGGAGACTGGGATTCCTACTCCGAAACAATCTGCAGCGTTGATCCGTCGGGTCGTGGTACGGATGAAACAGCAGCAGCTTATATCTCCCAACGAAACGGTTTTCTGTACTTGCACGAAATGCGTGCTTACAGAGATGGATACAGTGATAACACACTCTTGGACATTTTAAAAGGTTGTAAAAAATATGGTGCCACTAAGCTCGTTATTGAAACTAACTTTGGTGATGGTATTGTTAGTGAGTTATTCCGAAAACATCTACAACAAACTAAAATGCAAATGGACATTGATGAAGTCCGTGCAACCGTTAGAAAAGAAGATCGAATCATTGACAGTCTTGAACCTGTGCTCAACCAACATCGACTCATCATCGATAAATCAGTAATTGAATGGGACTTTAGATCTAATCCAGATGAAGCACCTGAAAAACGACTCATGTATATGCTATTCTATCAAATGAGTAGGATGTGTCGTGAAAAAGGTGCAGTTAAACATGACGACAGACTTGATTGTCTTGCTCAAGGCGTTCAATACTTTACAGATGCTATGGGTATCTCTGCCCAAGAAGCGATCAATGAACGTAAACGAACTGAGTGGAATGCTATGTTACAAGAGTTCTTTGATGACCCTCAAGCATCAGCAAATCACATGGTTTTGGGTCTGAATTTAGACCAAAGACAACAAGCAAATGGTAACTCTAAAAACTCAGTCCCCAACTGGGTTTAGAACGGTCCCACATGTATAAGGGGGAAGGGAAGGGTGGACCCAACCCCCGGAAGGGAGGAGTTCGAGACAAAGCTCTCACTCCTCCTTTTACTAGACATCCCTGAATGATGTCTCTGTAAGGACTGGGCTAAAGCCAAACGACACAAAGTTTACTCTCTACTGATGAGTCCGTGAATCTTGTGAAATTTTTATTATTACTATCTTATTCTACTGTACTCATCTTATAAATACCACCATTCCCACATGAATTACATTATTCCTGATTATCCTTATAATTTTAAAATTACCTACATACTTCAGTTAGAAGATGATTGTTGGTATGTAGGACGCACCAAGAATGGTAAAGTCAATGACCGTATTACTCAACATATGACTCAGTGTGGTGGTTCAGGTTGGACCTATACGCACAAGCCAATCAAAGTCCATCGTGTTCTTAAAGGTGATAGAGAACGTGAAGTTACTCTTAAACTGATTGAACGTCATGGTGAAGATAAAGTTAGAGGTTCTAATTTTGTCAAAGTATATAAACCTTCTTGGTCTCATAAACACGATCCCGCAGCTATTCATGGCTGTATCACCCGCTAATCTCCCTTCCATCTTATGAATACCACCCATTCTGTTGAGTTAGTTCATGTAACACCTGATGCTGAATCCTTAATAGCATACATGGCACGTGTATCTAATCCATCTAATCAAGATAACCCTAACTATGAAAAGCTAATTAAGTATCTTATTGATCATAAGCATTGGTCTCCTTTTGAAATGGTTAATATGTGTGTTCAAATTGACACAACCCGAAGTGTTGCTGCTCAAATCCTTCGACACCGTTCATTCTCCTTTCAAGAATTTAGTCAAAGGTACGCTAAAGTGACGGAACCTGCCGCTTTACCGCATCTTAGACGTCAAGATACTAAAAATAGACAGAATAGTACAGATGATCTGCCAATTGCTACAATAAAAGACTTTAATGTTAAAGTAAATAGCTTATTTGAACTATCTGAAGCACTTTATGAAGAAATGTTGCTTGCTGGTGTAGCAAAAGAGTGTGCAAGAGATGTTTTACCCCTTGCTAGCCGTACTAAACTCTATATGAACGGTACTCTTCGGTCTTGGTTGCATTATACTGACCTAAGATGCGCTAACGGGACTCAACTGGAGCATAAATCTATAGCTGATCAAATACGTGGTATCATTGGTGTACAGTTTCCACAGGTCTATAACGCTATGTGGGGCGTTAACACGTAAAAAATGGTAAAAATTTGTGAACCCTCTCTGTTAATAAGAATTAACAATTAATCCCCCATAGGGGGTATTACTAATATAAATATAATTAGTCCCGCTCGCTAACGCTCGCTCCGTCTAATCATGTTTGCACAGTATCATCCAGTGCCATCACGGTTGGTGACAACGAGCGAGCACGAAGTGCGAGCGGGTTTGTAACAGATAGCGGAGCTAATCCTTATTGATAATGGTTCTCAATATCAAAACATCTGTCTGCGGACAGTTTACGTAGTGCACACCATCGCTTGCGTGTTAGCGCATGTTGTGCCATACTATATACATCAACACAGGAGAGACAATGCGACTCAAAGAGACAACATTTTGTTTAGGTGATAAAC